AGTGCGCTTTCTGCTATCGGATGCATAAAGGGTATAGAGCCCGCGCCGTGGAATGTATCATGGAGGAAATGGAATATCTCAATTCCCAATGGCAGATAAACCATTTCCAGTTTGCCGATGAATTATTAATGATCAATCCGGCGCGGGCTATTGAAATATCAGAGGAGCTGCTGAGGTTAAAGGAAAGAAAAATCCCTAATTTAAAATGGGAATGTAACGGACGGTTAAACACCGTCACGCCGGAAGTGCTGAAGATCATGAAGCGCTCCGGGTGCAGCTATATTAATTATGGGTGCGAGTCTACGTCTGATGTTGTACTGGAAAATATAAATAAAAAGCAAACCTTTGAACAGATCGAAACCGGGGTGATTGATACCCGTAATGTTGGTATATCACCGGGTTTGAATTTTATGTGGGGCAATGATGGTGATACAATCCATACACTACAGGCCGCAAAACAGTTTATCCGCAAATATTCCGACAACTGTGAGATGCGTACTATTAGGCCGGTGACACCCTACCCAGGGTCAGGGTTGTTTGATAAAGCCGTCGAAATGGGACTCATAAAAGACGTTGCTGATTTTTACGAAAACAAGCATAAAAATTCGGACACGTTCACAGTCAATTTTATGGGTATGGATAACGAGACAGCCAACAGGCATCTGTATGTAACTAATTACGAGCTATCACACCATCACATCTATCATCAGTGGGAGAAACAAACACGGGCGGCTTATCAGTGCTATCAGGGCAATGATAATAATTTTAGGGGATGGAGGGCGGTATAAATGTACGGATTAAGCACAATAAATATAGAATTAACATCAAGATGCAATAAGCCGGGAAGTGGCTGCTTCATGTGTGGCCGCCGCAAGCTCGAAAGGGATTATCCCGAAAAATGTGACTTTGGTGACATGCCGTTTGAAATGGTTATAAAAATTGCAATGCAAGTTCCTGCCGGAGTTGTGGTTCAGTTCCACTGGAACGGGGAACCGCTTCTCTATCCGCAATTAGGGGAAGCCCTGAAAATGTTTGACGGTTGTTTCCGCAGTTTGAACACTAACGGTATTCTGCTGATGGAAAAAAGAGATGAGATTGTTTTCGGCCTTGAAACGCTGGTAATATCTATCATTCAACCAGACGATCAGCAGCAGAGAGACGTGATTGTTGATTTTCTTAAATGGAAAAAAACTGAATTTCCTTTACCCAAGATAATTTTTAGGGCGCTTGGTGCGGATAAATGGGATTTAAGAAATGTTGTGGGGTTAGTTAAAAAAGCAGAAAGACATAACTGTCTATTCGTACCGCGCATCCTGCACGATCCTATGGGCTCAAGGAATTACGAGAAGTCAGTCACGAAGCCAGAAATCGGCGTATGCCTGGACTTGCTGCACCACCTTGCCATTGATCGGTACGGCAACGTTTCGCCCTGCGTCCGGTTTGATCCTGATGGAGTTCATAGGATTGGCAATGTTAATCAAGATGGTTTAAATGACATATGGAACTCAGAAGTTAGAAAAAAAATGATTCAAGCGCACATCGCTGGCAAACGGGATGATATCTTGCTTTGTAGTCAATGCGAATATTGGGGCTGTCCGGGAGGTTGATATGGGAAACAAATACTCTTGCAAAAAATGTAATTTAACGCCAACGCATACCACTGAAGTTGTGGTCAGGGGAGTTACGCGCAATATATGTTTTAATTGCAAGGGATATGTTACAAAAATTCCAGAATCTTCAAAGCATAAAGAGCGGGATAATTTCGGCAAAGGTAAGATCCAAACTGAGAAAACTTTAGATAAAATATTTGCTGACATGAAATGATAAGCTACCGTATCACTCAACACGCCATTAAGAGAGTTATGCAGCGGACAAGCTGTTTTACCGAACAGGCGGCGATTGATTTTATCAAGCGGGCAATTGATGGCGGTAAGCCGGTCAAGATTAAAAAAAAGTTCCGAGTTTCCCAGTTGATCAATCATAGGCTACAGGATGCAAATTATATCAAATACTATAATTGGATTATCGTAATATCAAACGGGCTCGTTATAACTCTGCATGATGGTAAATCGTACAGGTTTGAGCCTATTAATCAAAAAAAACGAAAGAGGAAAGGAAGGTATTAAAATGGGGGTGGTTGTTAGACAAAAACTAAAGGGTGCACATAATCCTTGGTGGGTTTTTATAGCTTATAAAAATCAAAGGGAATCAAGAAAAATCGGTGACAAGTGTGCCGCTAAAAAGATAGCTTCTGGTATTAGGGTTAAATTAAATCGTGGGGAGTATGTTTTTAAGTTAAACAAAAAAAAGAAATGTTTTAGATGTGGTGAAAAAAAGGACTTATTTTTATTCGATACATATTATAATACATTGAAAGGGGGTGAGTGTAAAGAGCGGCGGAATGGGGTTTGTAGGGCTTGCGTTTTAGAAAATCAAAAATTTTTTGATCGGAAGAAAAGGCACGAAGAAAGAGTGAATGAAATTTTTGATTTATTGAAATGGTTTAAGGCAAATAACCGAAGAAGATTAGAGCGACAAAATTTATCTGATAATTATGTAAAAATGGTTATAACTAGTAGTAGTAAAAATATTAATTTTGGTGATTTGCCTTCGTGGGTTGTTCAATTAAAAAAATTACATTTAGAATTAATAAGACTAAGAAAGGAAAAAAGGTCATGAAAAAAATGAATATAAATACCCTTAGAGAGATTTTAGCGGAAGAAATTGACAAGTTACGGAAAGGAAAAACAACTCCGGCCAATGTTAATGCTGTTACAAATGCTACTGGAAAAATATTATCCACAGTGAAACTTGAAATAGAGTATAGTAAACTTTTGGGAAAGACACCTAGAATTGATTTCATTAAAATTGATGGTGACGAAAAATTAAAAAAAATAGGCGAAAAGGAGAAAAAGAAATGACCAAACAAAAAAAAGTTAAGGAAACCAACAGGCCGTGGATAAATAATTATGTTGAGAGCGTCGGTATCATAGCAATGCTGATGAGCTGGAAAGGCCTTGACGTGCTGGAAATCGGATGCGGTACCGGTGATTTGGCTTCTATGCTGGATTACGCCGGGGCTAAGGTTACGGCCATTGATCGTAGCAAGACAGCTATTAAGACCGCAAAGGAAAAGTTTCCGAGGCTGGCCGATCAATTTTATTGCTGTGATGTGGCCGGGGCAAATCGATACGACGTAATCGTCATGCAGGGCGTACTTGAACACATCGAAAAACCGTGGGAGTTTCTGGAGAAGATCATTAAGGAGAATCTGAAAGCCGACAAAATAAGCTATGTTATCACATCAAGCCCGGCATTCTGCAATCCGCGCGGCTATGTCTGGATGACGCTGCAACTTCTGTTTGATGCAAAGATGAGTCTGGCGGATAAACATTTTTTTTCACCGTTTGATTTTGCTGAGTTTGGACGGAAAAATGAATATCAAATTGAATTAACATCACTTCAAGAGGAACTCGGAGCCGGGCCGGAGATGATTGAGGATTTAAAGGAGCGTCTGCCGAAGGTGTTGACTGATGATGTGCATCCGGTTGCGTTAGAAAAAATTGACGCCCTAATTGACTGGCTCGAAAAGACGCTCAACTATTTCAAACCGAATCAATTCTCAGGTGCCAATATTGTCTACAGAATACCGGTGCCGCCTAAGAAAGTTAATTAATTTTGATCGGTTGCCGAGGGCTTGAAATAATGCTTAATTAAAATCTGGACAACCTCGGCAACCGTCATGTTCATATTCCGCGCCATTATCTGTAAAATACTTTGAGTTATCGGTGTAACTGTAATGCGCTCCATTCTTCCCGCCTTTCCGTTATCGTGAGACTTTCTTTCAAAAGTTGATGCCTTGGCATACGTGACAGTATCCCCCATCCAAATTTGACCGCCTCGTTTATCGTGCCATGAAAAATAGTCGTGCCTTGATTGAATCTCAGATCCCATAATTTAGATCTCATGAGTCACTCCTTTTCTTGAGATTTTAAAACCTTAATTCCGAGCTCTCCGAATTTTTTATACAATTCAAAATGTTCTTTTTTAATACCGAGTGAAACAGCCTCTTCGATATCCATGGCAAGCCATTCATCATTATCTTTGTATTCGCAGCCAATTTTTGTTTTTTTCAATTGAACATATATTGAAAACCCAAAAAATTTAATTGCTATGATCCCTTTCGCAGAGCCCAGGTCCGCAGAGCCCAGGTCCGCATAGCGCAGGTTCGCAGAGCCCAGGTCCGCAGAGCGCAGGTTCGCAGAGCGCAGGTCCGCAGAGCCCAGGTCCGCAGAGCCCAGGTCCGCATAGCCCAGGTTCGCATAGCCCAGGTCCGCAGAGCGCAGGTTCGCAGAGCGCAGGTCCGCAGAGCGCAGGTTCGCATAGCCCAGGTTCGCATAGCGCAGGTTCGCAGAGCGCAGGTCCGCAGAGCCCAGGTCCGCATAGCCCAGGTTCGCATAGCCCAGGTCCGCAGAGCCCAGGTCCGCAGAGCCCAGGTTCGCATAGCCCAGGTTCGCATAGCCCAGGTCCGCAGAGCCCAGGTCCGCAGAGCGCAGGTTCGCAGAGCGCAGGTTCGCTTTAACTTTTACAGCAGCTTCGACACAAAATTTTAGATTTTTAAATTTACCCTCGAAAAGTATTGATTCGTTAATTTTGTGTTTGATTTGAAATAATGGCATGATTTACTCCTTTTTTGTTAATTGTTTCATGTAAAATGTTATAATTTTGTTTATATCCCATAATATTCGTATATTACGGGACTCCATCAATAAGCTCGTATAAGATTCATTTTTACGTTTGTCCGGCCCGGTGTACGTCACCCGGAGCGCCTGCTGCTGCCAGTATTTAATATTTACCTGGTTTAATGGATAGCGCAAGGCGTTATCAAGCTGGCCGGTTATGTGTTTTGGGGTTGTCATTTAAAATCCTCCATCATGTTGTATTATAGAGCAAACACTGTGCCAAACATAAACTATTGAAATCATTACAATCAGGTTTTAAATAAAGTGACAAAATTGCGTTAAAATCTTATATGATTGACAAAATTTGGCAGGGTTATAAATAAACTTGTTGTAAATCAATAACTTGTGGTTAAATAAATTATAACAGGATTAGCGCAAATTGTCACTTTTTAAGATGGCCATTTTATGACAAATTATGTCACTTTGACACAAAATGTCACATTTCCCTTGACATGACAAAAATTGTCAGTGTATTATGCGCTATACAACCTCAAAATAGGGGGACGTATGGCAGCAAAAACCAAGGGACGCCCGCTAAAATTCAAATCCGCTAAGAAACTCCAGTCAAAAGTTAATGACTATTTTGAGTCCTGTTTTGAGAATGAGCCGTTCTCTATCGTGGGCTTGGCTCTGTATCTGGACACTACAACAGAGACATTGCGGGATTATGAGCAAAACAGAGGCCCGGCTTTTTCTGCGATTATAAGAAAAGCAAAAATGAGAGTTGAAAAATATTGGGGTGATCGCTGCACACATCAAGCGGTGGCCGGCGCTATTTTTCAGCTCAAATGTAATCATGGTTATGTTGAACGCCAAGTGATCGAGCATGACGTGGGCGGGAACCTTAAAAAGATTTTTGATAATATAGACGGTGATTCAAAGGGGCCGGTAGATGCCTCATAGACTTAAAGACAGAGTATGGCGCATGAGTAATCTATACTGGATTATTGACAAGGAATCACAGCGTGTGAAGTTTAAGCCAAACTGGGCGCAAATGTTCTTACTCAAGAACATGTGGTTTTTTAATCTGATACTCAAGGCCCGGCAGCTCGGCGTTACGACGTTCTGGTGTATCTTTGCCCTGGACATGTCTGTATTCAACTCAAATATCCGTTGTGGGATCATCGCTCATAACCGGGAAGATGCCCAGGATATATTTGCCGACAAGATTAAATACCCGTTTTTGAATATGTTCACCGACGATGAGGGCAACAGGTTGACAGATAATCCGATTACAGCCGTCCAAGACAGCGCCCGTAAATTGCAATTCAGCAACAACTCGAGTATCCGGGTTGGTACGTCTATGAGATCCGGCACAATCCATTTTTTACATATTACTGAGCTGGGTAAGATCTGCGCTAAGTTTCCGGAGAAAGCCAGGGAGATCAAAACCGGGGCTTTGAATACGGTTCATGAGGGTCAGATGGTTGTGATTGAGAGCACGGCCGAGGGAGCTGAAGGTGATTATCATGATATGTGTATCGCCGCTCAAAAAGCCAAGGTTCAGGGCAAGGAACTTTCCAAGCTTGATTACCGGTTCTTTTTTTTTCCCTGGTGGATGCATCCTGAGTATGTGTTGGACACGAACGCCGTCACGATACCCTCTGAACATGATGAGTATTTTGATGAGCTGGAAACGAAATGTCATATCAAGTTAACCAATCTGCAGAAATATTGGTACGTCAAAAAATATGAGACGCAGCAAGACGACATGAAACGAGAGTACCCATCTACGGCGATGGAAGCATTTGAACAGTCTGTTATCGGTGCTTATTATCAAAAACAAATGATTAAGCTCCGCAAAGAGCGGCGCTTGACGTTCGTACCGCATGATCCGTCTAAGCTCACCCACACTGCCTGGGATTTGGGCATTAATGATGAAATGACAATCTGGTTTTTTCAAATCGATGGTATGGCTATCAATTGCATTGATTATTATGAGAACACCGGCGAAGGTCTGGAACATTATATCCAGGAAATCATTGACCGCAATCATTTACCATATGGCAAGCATTATGCACCGCACGATATCAATAAACGTGATTTAATATCCGGTAAAAATAGGATTGTGAGAGCACAGGAGTTGGGTATCACATTTGAAATGATAGAGCGGGCCGCTGATACCATTGAGGACATTAACGAGGTTCGAAGGATATTTCACAGGGTTTTTATTGACGAAAAGCATTGCGCAGTAGGTGTCAAGGGTATGGATAATTACCGGAAGGAATGGAATGAGAAGCTTGGCCGGTTTCGTGATAAACCTCTGCATAATTGGGCATCAAATCCGGCGGACGGGTTCAGGACGTTGACGCATGCCGTCCACGATCTCACGCCGAAACCCTCAGATGATTATGACGATATATTTAAAAAAACCGGTACCGGCGGAGCAAACGCCTGGATGGGATAAAGGATAGAGCATGCCTGGAAAACCTCAAGACGACAGCGTAGGCAAGAAAGCAGAATCAAAGAAGAAGTCTGACGAAGTTCTACAGAACGCTCGTAAGCGGTTTGAGGCTGCTGAATCGTTTGAATTGGACGAGCGCAAAGAACAGATTGATGATCTTAAATTTGCCGAAGGTGCTAACGATTATCAATGGCCTGCTGATGTTAAACAGGATCGCACGGCAGCTGGTAAGCCTATCATCACAATCAATCGCTTGCCGTCATTCCTGGACCAGGTAGAGGGTGATCAGCGACAAGCGGCTATGTCAATCAAGGTTCGCCCGGTGGATGACGTGGCCGACCCCGAGACTGCCAAAATTCTTGAGGGTATGATCCGTAATATTGAGTATGCCAGCACCGTCAAGGTGGTACGTCAGACAGCTGCCAATAGCGCCGCAGCTTGTGGCCGGGGGCATTACCGGATTTTAACGGAGTATGTCGATGATGACATGTTCGATCAGGATATCCGGATTAAACGGCTTACGAATACATTTTCTGTTTATTGTGATCCTATGTCCACTAAGCATGATAGATCGGATGCGGGGTGGCAATTTATAACAGAATCAATTGATCGAGAAGAATACAAAGAGCGGTTCCCTGGTAAAACTCCTATTGATTTTGAAAATCATGATAAATCACTCGAACCATGGGTTGACCAGGACACGGTACGGATTGCAGAATATTTTCGTAAGGTACCTGTTACAAAAACGCTGTATCAGATCCAGGGACCGCCAGAGCAGACGAAGGGTGGAGAAGCCGTTCAAACAGTGTTTGTCGATTGGGATTGGAAACCTGAGTATGAACAGAAAGGTTTTAAGCTTTTACAAACACGAGAAGTCAAGACTCATGAGATCGAATGGCGCTTGATTGATGGCAACAAAACGCTTGAAGGTCCGATCATATGGCCTGGCCGATACATTCCGATTATCGAAGTGGCCGGAAAGGAACTGTTTATTGAAGGGCGGCGGGTTGTTCGTGGTGTTATCCGGCATGCCAAGCCTGCACAGATGCTTTATAATTATGCCCGGTCTATTTCGGCCGAAACTATTTCATTAGCTCCCAAAGCGCCGTACCTGTTAACGCCCAAAGAAATTAAAGGGCATGAGAATCAATGGAAAAAAGCGCATCGAGAAAACTATATTTATTTGCTTTATAATCCTGACCCATCATCACCGAGCAAACCTACCAGAGAGCAACCTATACAGGCAAGCAGCGCAGTGCTTACGGATATAGAGTTGTCACAGGATGAGTTTAAGAGCACAACAGGATTGTATGACGCAAGCCTGGGAGCCCGTTCAAATGAAACCTCCGGTGTAGCTATTACGGCCCGGCAGCGCGAGGGTGATAATGCGACGTTTGCGTATACTGATAATTTAGTAAATGCCGTTACATTTGAAGGCAAGATTCTGCTTGATTTGATACCGAAAATTTACGACACGGCCCGGATGGTCAGGATTTTAAATATTGATGGTACTCATGATTTGAAGCAGATTAATTATAAAATGTCTGATGGCACTATTTTAAATGATATCACGGTTGGCAAATACGATGCAGTGATAACGGTCGGGCCGAGTTATACGACGCAGCGAATTGAAGCCGTTGACTCAATGTTAAAGTTTTCTGAAGTATTTCCAGAAGTGCGCCCGATGATTGGTGATTTGGTTGCAAAGAAATTAGATATGGAAAGCGAAGATATTGAAGAGCGCATACGAACACAAATGAAGGCGGCTGGTATAATTATTGAGCCTGATGATGAGGAACAAGAGCTTGACGCGCAAGACAATCCTATTGCGCCACAGGGGGACGGCCAGGAACAGCCGGATGTTGACCCTATAATGGCGCAAGAACTTGCGTTTAAGAGTACAATGAACGAGGCAGAGCTTGAGCTTAAACAGCTTGAGAAAGAGCAGGAGGAGGCCAAGCTTGAAGGCATACGGCTTGATAATCAAATCAAAGAAAAGAAACTACAGGAGCCCGTGCAATGAAGCAGCAAAACCTCGCTGAAATAATACGCCCGACCTGGGACTATGCACAGAACGATGTTGACGGTGGCTGTATCAAGTCGGATGCTTTCCTGAAGGATTACACACCGAAAAATGATATTATTTTGATTGTCGGAACCGCGCCTTGTGCTGCAGATGACGTGTACCGGTTTCTCGAAATGGCCGGGGAAGCAAAAACGGTTTTTGATGTGGGTTTGGTTAATTATGCGGCAAAGATCGAAAAAGTAAGGGAAATGATACCAGATGAGGATATCACGCATTTTTTCGCGGCTGACAGTCATACAGTCCCAATGCAGGAGCTTGCTACTGGTATGCCTGATAATACTATTAAGCATGGTGTTTATATTGACGCGCCGGGTTTTGAAATTACTTGGAGATCGAAAAAAATAAACTGGTGGAGTGGTACAAGTTCATTGTTTGCGGTCCGGGCGGCGCTTTGGATGGGGTATTGTAAAATTATAATTGCAGGGTGTCCGCTGGATGCCTCTGGACGGAGTGAGGACACATTGCAGTATTATTCAAAACTACCAGAGTGGACGCCATCAGACGATGGTCCGCAGGATGAAAAAACGGATCATACGGTCCATATCTGGAAGTGGCGAGAATGTAAGGTTAGACCACAGTTTGATCTTGTACGCTCGTTATCCGGCAATACAATGAGGCTTTTTAGGAGGCCTACAGAGGAATGGTTAAAACAACTCTAAAAACATACAAGCGCAGTGCTGACGTTTTACTCATTACCGGTGATGGCCGTTTCCTGGTTGAGGATATGGATCGGTTTGCACAGGAGTTTGGCGATGTTCAATTTGAAATTATGGCCGTGGGGCGATCTCCGGAAGCGTATGAGGATACGCTGTTACCCATACCTTTGCCGTTGCCTCATTATACCGCGCTTGATGCTGATACAGTTTGGTATGTCGGCAAACTTTTAAAAGAAGGAAGCATAACACACGCTCACACCACCACGGATTTAATTGATGAGCGGTATTTTAATATGTTTTGGGAGATCGATGATAGTGAGGTTGAAGTTGATGGTAACAGCGCATTGTTTGCTGCGAGTGTGGGTGTTAAGCTGGGGTTTAATAAAATAGTGTTGGCCGGTTGCCCCTTGGATGATCTGGGCCACTGGTATGATAGAAACGAGAAAGACAATTGGCCCAGGTGGACACCAGCAGCAAGGAATAGATGGCAGGAATTCGCGGCTAAACATGATGGTAAAGTAAAATCATATTCCGGTATTACACGGGATTATTTTGGGATGCCGACAAAGGAGTGGTTTGAAAAAAAGAATAGGTAAAATAGAAATTGAAGCTTTTAATGATAGTCACACAATAAAAGTTCATTATAATTCTCATTCAAATGAATCAATTTCTATACGAGGGTACGAAACTTTATTGGATTTAGAATATGCAATCAAAAATGCAATAAGAAAAGTAAAGGAGAACGATCATGCCAAAAGGAATCGGATATAAAGGCAGGGGCAGTAAAAACATGGGGCCGAGGGATACAAGGAAGAGTGTTTCAAAAAGCAACGTATCGTTCAAACCTACGGGTGCGGGTTCCAGTGATAGCAATAAGATCGGGCCGGGGAAAATTCCGGTTAAAGGCAAAGTTTAATATAATCATTTAACCGTCATGGCCGGCAGCCATGCTTCGTACCTGGGAGGGTATGCGTTTATGGCAGATGAAAACACAGTCAAAAAAGCAGATGATGGTAAGGGCAAAGATGATCTTCAGCAACGATCAAGCTTTGAAATTAATGACAATGTAAGTACAGTCGATTATGACCCGAACACGGGCAAAATGACTGATGGTGACGTGAGTTTCGATCCTGGCTCACCTGAAACCAAAAAACCGGCATCAGAAGCCGACAAATCTGAACAGGATGATAATGAAAAAAAGGATGCCAAAGATGAGGATTCATCCACCTCAGAACAGGGCAAAACCCCTGCTGAAGATGACGGCAAAAGTAAAGTTTCTCCTGTAGTTCAGAAACGGATCGATAAAGCTGTCAAAAAACAACGTGAGGCTGAACGTAGAGCAGATATAGCCGAAAAAGACGTTGCGTATTACAAAGGCAAGGCGGACGGCGTGACGGGTGAGGAAACCGTTGATCCTGCTAATTTGAGCGATGCCGATAAGCTTGATCTTGAACTTAAAAAAGAATTCGGAGACGAACCGGTTCAAAAAGATTATGATGATTGGGATGGATATTACAAAGCTCTCAATGGTTGGAATCTGGATCGCAGCGAGTTCAGGCATAAAAAGGAATTGGTAGCGCTTGAAGCACGACTCAGCAAGCCCTCTGGTGAAATATCGGCAGAGGATAGGTACAATGAGGGCGCAAAAAAATATGATGATTTTAACGCTGTTGTTAAAGATCCTACGTTAAATCTCAGAAATGTTGCGGCGGCCTGTATCGTAGAACTTGAAAATTCTGCTGACGTTGCCTACGCGCTGGGCAGTGACCGTGAACTTGCCAATAAAATATATGACATGAAATCATCGGATGCAGTAGCGGCAATCGAGGAGTTATCAACACAACTTGCCAACGCTGGCAAACCGGCTAAACAAAAAACCAAATCTGACGCACCGGAGCCTATTAAGACAGTGACCGGCTCTGATACGACAGACAAGTCGCTAACTGATATGACGAGTTCCGAGTATAGGCGGGCTCGTAATAGAAAGATAAAGGCGGCTGGAGGAAGAGGCTTACACTATGGCTAACACTTTAATCACACCTGATATCATCGCGGAAGAGGCGTTGATGATGTTGGAAAATAATATGGTGATGGGCGCAAATGTCCACCGCAGGTATGAGAAAGAATTTGTCAAAGTCGGTACGGCGATCCGAGTCCGGAAACCGTTAAAGTTTACGGCTACCAAAGCTCGAACGCGCACGACCTCAACACATGTTGAGAGTACTTTGACGTTTACCGTCGCAACGCAGGCGCATGTATCCTGGGCCTTTACGTCAGCAGAGCTTACAATGACAATCGAGGAGTATTCCGAGCGTTATATCAAGCCTGCTGCATCTGAGCTGGCAAACACGGTTGATGCAGATTTGACGGCACTTTACATCAAAGTGGCGCAGACCGTCGGCACTCCTGGGAGTACTCCGAGTACTTTTATGGTGCTGGGTGATGCGGCCACAAAGTTGGACAATTCCGATTGTCCGGCTGATGAGCGTGTCCTTGTCGTCAATCCGTCTGCCCGGTGGAACCTTGCAAACGGGCTATCCGGTTATTTTGACCAACAGTTGACCCGTGACGTGTTGCGCAAGGGATTTATGGGTAACATTGCCCAGGCTGACATTTTGATGGATCAGAATATCAAAGCCCATACCCGAGGCACACTGGCTGGAACCACACAGGCGCACGTTGACGGCGCGAGTCAGTCTGGAACCTCAATCAATACCGAGGGCTGGACTGAAGACTCTGACGTGCTTGAGGAAGGAGACGTTTTAACCTTCGCCGGTTGTTATAATGTCAACCTTCAGTCCGGGGCTGCCCTGTCCGATCTAAAACAGTTTGTTGTCAAGGCTGATGTTCAGGCAAACAGTGCAACGGATGCAGCGTCACCAGTAACGATTGACCCGGCAATGATTACTACCGGACCTTACAAGACATGCAGCGGCTCACCGGCTGATGGTGCCGCAATTGTTATGGTTGGGACAGGTGGTGTTTCTCATACTGAAAACCTGATGTTTCACAAGAACGCTTTTGGCTTGGTTGTGGTTCCGATGGAAATGCCCGCCGCTGTATGGGGTGCCAGAAAGACACATAACGGCCTGAGTATTAGGATTGTGAAATATTATGACGGTGACAGTGATGAGGAACGTTTGCGCATGGATATTATGTATGGAGTTGTTGCATTGTATCCTGAGTTGGCGGTTCGAGTCGTCGGTGAATAGCGGTAAAAACCGAATATAATTTTAACATTTAACCGAGTGGCCGGGCGAATGTTCGGCCACTTACTCAAAAAGGAAAATTTTATCATGCCGAAAGAAAAGCCGAAAGTTAGCAAAGCGACGAAGACAACCTCTTCAGCTGAAGAGGACGCCTTTAATAAAACTATTTTAGGCGGCGGGTCTGATGATAGTCAGCCCGACGATGGTTTGGGTGATGAATCACAATCGCCTGAGAAGCTGGAGAATGATCCAATCGACGATGCTGTCAGCCAACCAGCTCCCGCAAGAAATCCCGGTAAGAAAATTTATCCCGGATGTCGATTTCATCCTGAAAAGGCGGCAATCGTTGTGCATAATCAAGAACAGGATAAGGCCGCAGCCAAAAACGGGTACTCCCAGGAGCGCAGTACAAAAGACGGCGTAATTTGTCAGACTGCTATTAACGCCGAGGACATGGTGAATCATGGCTGAAAAACTACATGAGGGGATTAAAATACCAGGCAAACCGTATCCGAGCTGGCGCTATCATGCCAACGAGGTAGAATATCCGGCTGTGATTGTATATGATGAAAATGATGACATGAGGGCAATTGTAGCCGGGTATCATAAAAATAAAGCATTGCTGCATAAACTTCCACAAATTATCAATCCGATTGAGGAGTTTAAAACACTGAATAAAAAGCAACTCAAATCATATGCTCATGCTGAACTTGGTCTTGTTTTTACGCTTGACATGGCTATTGATGATATGATCGCGGCCATGCAGTCAAAACTTTGTGAAATATCAGAAAGCGGGCGCATGCTGGGCCAAGAAATACCGGGCCATTATAAGCAGTGGCAGGCTGATATTTCTGATGCTTTTCCGGACGTGAATGAAGGGATAGAATTTAGATCATGACACCTGCAAGAACTATAATTCAATCGGCTTATCGGAAGCTTTTAGCTATTGACCCCGAGGAATCAATCAGCGCTGTTATGATGGCAAACGGACTTGAGGCGCTTCAGATGTATATCGGCAGCTTGCCGAGTGGCATGATATATTACACTGTTGATTCAACCCATGTGCTGACTGGTGGCACGGCTTCATATACTATTGGCAGTGGTGGTGATATTGACGAAGTGTGGCCGCGCCGCATAATGAGTGCCAGAGTAACGGATAGTGGCGGTCTTGATTATGATTTGAGGCCAATCACAGAGGATGCATACAACAGGATACCGGAGAAAGCGACACAGGGGACGCCGCACTCGTTATATTATGAACCCGCCTTTCCTTTGGGTATTATCTATCTGTATTATACTCCGGAGGCGGCCAGCACTCTTAAATTTTCGTCAGAGAAGCAATTGACAGAGCCGAGCAAGTTAACCTCAAATCTTAATTTCCCACGGCCATATGATAGAATGCTTATTTATAATTTAGCTCTTGAGCTTGCGCCCGAGACTGGTTTTCCTGCATCTCAGGAGGTTGTCGGGCTGGCTATAAAATCAATGGCTGATATTGAAATAGCAAATGCGGCGACAAAGGTTCAAACAGTTCAATTGTCCATGCCTGGTTTAAGAGGTAATCGGCATGGGTTTGATATTTGGAGATAAAATATGAAATTGACAGCGCCGGAAGAATATAGAGATTTAACGCCTGAACAGCGAAAAAATATTTGCAACGGATGTGGTCCTAAAGGCCGTGGATTTTTAATCCCTGATACTATGTATGGCCTTGATATATCTGAAGTGTGCGACATACATGATTTCATGTACCATATGGGAGAAACGCTTGAAGATAAAGAAGAAGCTGATAGAACTATGAGAAACAATTTAATCAGGGTAATCAAACATAAAACTAACTTTCAATTACTTGAATGGTTGAGATTGAAAAGGGCAAATACATATTATTCTTTTGTTAAAGATCTTGGTGGTCCTGCATTTTGGGATGGTAAGGCATAAATAATGAAAATTCCGTTCGTAGGCGGACATTATAAGGGTTATAGTCAGTTTAATAACCCACAGGAAACGCAAAACTTCTGGCTCGGCCTTGATGTCGTGGGCGGGAAAGAAATTGCTGTTTTGTTCGGTACTCCTGGGCTGCTTGCTAAAAATGAAACCATGAAAAACGCCGAGGTACGTGGTAGCATTGTCATAGGTGACTATTTATATGCAGTCAGTGGCGATACTGTATATTATATTGATTCTAATTATAGAGCAACAGCTATGGCAACAACGTTGGACACTTCATCCGGGCCGATATATATGGTCACAGATGGTACATATATTTTAATCACGGACGGTGTGGCAGGCTATACAGTTACAGGACTTGAGGTTACAAAAATAACCGATGCCAGCTTTCCGACACCTTCAAGTTGTGCGTATTTAGACGGATTTTTCCTTGCATCAATAGCTAATTCAGACGGAATTATACCATCGGCTTTAGACGATCCTACGTCTTGGGATGCAACTGACATATTTTATGCCGAAAGTAGCGGCGATAACAATACTCGTGTAATTGTAGATCATCGTGAGGTGTGGATTTATGGAACTAAAACCATAGAGGTATGGATACTAACAAGCGCCGGGTTTGAGCGTGTCCGGAGCGCTGCGATAGAGGTCGGTACGGAGGCGGGGGCAACAGTTACCAAAGCCAGTCAAACGCTTTGGTGGTATGATCAGGGGTTTATTTATCGAGCTAATGGATATCAGCCACAAATAGTATCATCTGAACAATTTAGCGCTCAAGTGAAAAATTTTTCAACCACGTCAGACGCCATCGCATATAGTTATAAAAAAATGGGCCATGAATTTTACGTGCTAACATTCCCAACTGAAAATAAAACTTTTATGTTGGATACTGAAACGCTTATTCCTGTAACTTTGGCAAGTTTTCCAAATGATGGCCGCCATCGGTCAAATTGCTATGCTAAGTTTAACGGTAAAAACGTTGTCGGTGATTTTGAAAATGGCAAATTATATGAACTTGATCTTAATACATATACCGATAATGGAAATGTTTTAAGATCAATCAGGATTGCACAGCCGGGTCATTCTGATAGGAAGAAACTCGCAATCCCATACCTTGAGGTACTTTTTCATAATGGTGTCGGCATTGTTTCTGGACAGGGCAGTGACCCACAAGCAATAATGCAGTTTAGTCGCAACGGTGGCCGAACATACGGTAATGAAAAATGGCGCACCATGGGAAAGATCGGAGAATATACAAGCCGGGCAGTATGGAGGCAAAACGGCGCGGCGCGTGATTGGGCGTTTAAATTAGTAATTACAGATCCGGTATTCCGTGGCGTAATTAGTGCGCATATGGATGTTGTGAGGAGCAGATAAATGCCATTAGAGCCAATCACACATGGTATGACAGCAAAGGCAACCGAAAAGAGCGGCTCTTTACCGCGTGAATGGGTGATCTATTACGAAAAAATTTTAACGCCGATTATCGATGATATCGAAGAAGGCAAATTGACAGTTCCGGGAACTGCTGAGGATAATTTTCCATCATTTACGGAAACTGGTGGGTTACAGGATTCAGGGTTAGGCATTTCTGAACCTTGCTTTGATTTCATAGCGGCTGACGTTACATATTTACAAGCTTTGGTTGCTGATATTACACAGACTGACTTAGTTGATAAATCTGCAACTGAAGCGATAAACGGCGCGTGGAGTTTTGCTGGTAGTTTAACAATGGATTCTAATTTGCATATCAGTGATAATAAAAGGCTGATATTTGGTAATGACACAAACGGATCGTGGAGTATTAGCGTAATCGGGGGTAAACTTGTTACGGAAAATAAACAAAGTAATACATGGGTTAAAGAGAGCGCTCGTCGCGTTCCTGTTTAGTGTTCTTGTTTGTTCATGGGCATATGCAGATCCAGAGGAGAAATCAATTTATCTGTGTGATACGGATCAAGATTTTTCTAACTTCATGCAATTTGTCATAGGGTCTAATTTAACGGCAGATCGTTTGTGGACTCTGGTAACAGGTGACGCAGATCGTACATTCACTATGAACGCAAACTGTGCCGTAAATCAGGACTTAGAGACAACCGATACCGTAACGTTCGGTGAAGTGCTTGTCAATACCTCTAATTCCGATGCGGACGCAAAATTAGTGGTCAGAGTAGACGCTAATTTTGATGGTATGACAATAAAGGCTCCTGATGGTCCTCGGATATTTTTTGACGAAGGAGCAGAGGGGAGTGAGGTTGAGACTGCATTTATAGGGCTCCAAGCAGCGGATGATGCTTTTGTGATGCGTCAATGGACAGGGTCTGGAACAGATATATTGTTTTCTATACAGTCTGGCGGAGCAAGATCATCGGCGGCAGACCGAGAAGTTCTTCAATTGTTACATGATGGCGACGGTTCGATATTTGGCAACTTTACCGTAGGCAGTGATTTAACAATTAATGGTGAACTAACTGGAAATCTTACAGTAAATGACGATCTTACAATAAGTGGAGATCTTATAGCCGATGATATCCGTTGGCAGGATAGTTATATTTTAACAGAAGCACAAGCAGGAGGTTTTCCAGCTATAAGGAACACTGTAAGTGGTGAGCCAATGAATCTTAGAGTCCAATCTGCTGATATGGATGGTACGGATACGATTGGATTTAATCTCGATGCTGTGGGGCAGCCGGGCGCGTCAAATAGAGAAACTATGGTCTTCAGCTACAATAATGCACGAAATGATTATGAATTTTTCACTTTTAGAACAGGTACCGGATTAAACAGAGATATTAAAATAGGGCATAATAGTAATCCTAACGAACTGGTGATTCTGACCACAGGTGAAATTTTAGTAAGAAATAAAATAGCATTTAGTCAACCAGATTTGAATGAGTTTTGGGATAGCATCACAAGCGGTGAACTTGATGGAGAAGCAACAATATCAATAAATTTAAGAATTGATGGAACTGAACAAATGCAAATTTTTAATGGTTCAATTAGACCCACCACAACAAATGACATTGATATAGGAACCTCATCTCTCTTGATGAAAGATATTTGGCAAGTTGGGAAACATCAATTTTTTGACTCTGCAATTGGAATTTATTCTCAGGCCGATACTTTTCTTGATTTATTTGCCGATGGTGCTGTACGAATCGGGGACAGTTCGGCTGAAGCGCCAACCAATTACACAAATTTTGCTCCAGATGGTGAAATAACACTCGTCGGCACTGCGAGGGTTGAGCAATTTATTGAAGGATTGGCTTTAACTGGTAAGGGCGCTGCGGCTCCAACGGAAAGAACAACTGAGGTTCCTTATTTATCTTGGACGTTTGCAGTAGGCAATGATTCAAGTCAAAGTTTTGAAGCGCCCTATCAGATGGATTATACCGACACTGTAGCTATTAAAGTCCATTGGTATACGTCAGTTGACCAAACAGATGACGAGGTACAGTGGCAAGCCATATGGAATGCTATCCCGGAAGGTGGCGGGGAAGTTATTAATGCAGGAAGTACAACAATTGTATCTGGAGATATTAATTGTCCTACGCAATGGCATATTATTGAAAGCTCAATAGGAACTATATCCGGAAGCAGTATTGCACAGGATGATGTAATTGGTTTGAATTTGGAGAGAATTGCTATAGATGACGGCACAAATCCAGCAATTAATACCATTCATATATTATCGATAGAGTTTGAATTCTATATGAACAAATTAGGAGAGCCGACATGATAAAATACATTATATTAATTATTATTATAGCCGTACCGGTATTTGCATTTGATGATAGAGTTGATTATATCGCGGAAAAACAAGCAGGCAGAGTCACTATGTCTAAAACAAATGGCATTATTGAGGTGGTGGAACAGCGCTATGATTACAGAACAGGATTACGTATAGCGGATGTGATAGCAAAAATTAGCGTTAAGAATTTACAAAGAGAAAAAGAGTATGCCGAACGAGAAAGAGCAATGATGTTGGAAAGATTTGACTTACAAATACAATCTTTAATCGGCATGATAAAAGATGCTGAAGCTTTACAGGTGGATTAAAATAATGAACGGAAGTATATTTGCACTGATAAATTTAGAAAAAGATCTTGAAATATACAGGTTGAGAATTTCTACAGCTGAAAAAGAGAATGCAATTAAAAAGCTGAAGGCTGAGAACGAAAAGCTGAAGGCTGAGAATAAATTATCAAAAAAGGATAAGTAAAATGGGTTTTTTTGACAGTATTTTGCCGGTTATTGACCCTGGAGGCACATTTCTTGGTACATATGGTAACCCAGCTGCCGAAAAAGCGGCGGAAGAGGCCACTAAGGCTCAAGTTGAGTCGACAAAGATAGCTACGGCTGCGCAACTTGAGGGGCAAAAGGCTGCTATTGCGGAAATTAAAGCAGGACGTGAGGCCTCGATATCTGAGTCACAACGTCAATTTGATCTTACCCGTAAAGATTTTTCTATATTTCGTAAAGCGGCTCAGAAATCATTAACTACCCTATTTGCCGAGCTTGAAAAAGGACCAGGAGAGTTCGAGGAATCGGCGGGCTATAAGTTTGTTTTAGGGGAAGGCCAAAAGGCGATAACTACCAGAGCAGCGGCGGCGGGGCGTAGATCATCACCACAGACCACCAAAGAGCTTATGCGATTCGGTCAAGGCCTTGCGTCTACCGAATTTGATAATTTTCAAGCTCGTTACCGTCAAAAATTGGAGCCGTTTTTCAGGCTGGCCGGATTTGGTGCACAAGGTACCGGGGAGGGTGCGCGGCTCGGTACACAATTATCTGGGCAGAACGTAGCGGCATTAACGGGCGCTGCAAGTCAGACAGCGAACATACTACAAAGGGGTGGAGAGTTGGCCGGACAAAATGCTCTGCTTGCCGGTGGTGCCAGAGCTGGTGGTTTTATTAATGCTGCGAACATTGCAACCAATCAGCAGCAAAATAGAAACGCTTTACTTGCTTCCGCAGCAGGAACGGCGGCAAAAATCATATTTGCATAAGGTGATACCATGGCTTTTCGATTTAATTTACCAGCATTAAAAACAGATACAAACTTTCAGACAGCGGCGGGGATTAATGCCCTGCAAGATGTAGGCACAGCGGTTGCTGGGGTTAAACAGCGCAAGCGGGCCGAGGGTGTGGCAAAAGCTACAGAGAAAAAAGAAACCAAAGCCGGTCAACAAAAAGTATTACGGGAAAATATCGAGGTCTTTCATCGTATTGCATCCGGCGTGAATGATCAGGCCAGCCATACAAGAGCAAAGCAGCTTTTAAATGGTATGGGTTTTGATGTTTTAAATATTCCAGACGAATATGATGCAACCGCGCAAGCGCAGTGGGAGGATGACGTTATTTTCCTTAAGAAGTCAAAAGAGAAGCTTTCAGGGAGCGCCCTGGGAAAGTTATACACCGACCGGGACAATATAGACCCGAATGATAAGGATTTTAAAGAAAAATATAATTCTTTTAATGAGCGCATTGCAAAGGAAACGGCAAAGAAAGAAAAAAAAGAAAAAAAGGAGAAAGAAGACAAGACGCTTGCGAACCTAAAAAAAGAATATAAATCATTAAAGGATAAATTCAGAAGCGCCAAGCGCGGCGTTGGGCAATTTATCGAAGATCCAAACAAGGCCGAGGTTGCTGAAAGTTACAGGAAAGAGATGATGAGGGCAGCACAGCAATATGTTGAAGGTGGCGGCAATCCTGAAGATTTAAAGCTGACCAGAGAGGAATATAATACGATGACCGGGGCCGATGCTACCACTTTACCCGAAGGCGTTACCGAGGAAGATCTTCAACATACAATGCAACTGCATGATATGACACGCGAGGCAGTTTTGGAGGCCATAGGGCGATAATGCCACGAGATTTATTATCAGATATACCACAAAATTTGCCTGCGCCGGTAGAACGGCCTCCGGTTGATCTGTTGGCAGCACAGCCAAGATCCCCGGTTGATCTGTTGGCCGATTCGAAGCCAGAAGCGTCTCCCTGGTACTCAAAAGAAAATTTGGCATATGGTATTCAAACCGCTTTGGATGTCCCCGCCTCTATCGCTGTTGGGATGGGAACCATGGCTTTCGGTGGACTCAAAGGTATTATAGAGGCAAAAAGAGCGCAGGGTGAGGAGGATATTATATTTCAGCCAGAATCCGGCAAAGCGTTTATGGATGAAATCGAAAAAGCTGGGCAAATTTCCGAGACTTTTCGTGAAACTACCACCCCAGCTGCTCAAAAGGCTCTTGGTGTTATTGAAAAGCCTTTGGAATGGGTTGAAACTGCATCAAAATTTTATGGTGATATGGCATTTGAAAAAACAGGAAATCCAAATCTTGCCGCACTGGTTAAAACTGGTGTGGATATGACTGCTTTTTTCGGGCTTCCTGCATTACTCGGCAAGCTTATCAAGACCGTTAAGCAGCGCAAAGTAACCGAACAGGCTGTTCAGGAGGTTTTAAAAGAAATCAAAGAAACGCCTGAAACAAAGCAGCTCCGGGAAGAATTTCAAAAGGAATTTGTTAAGCAAGAAGCTGAAACGCAAAAGACAAACATTATTGAGGAAATTAAAAAAGATTTGGAGGCACCAAAAGAGATTACTGATCCTATTATCGAAAAACTGCCTGTTGATTTACTTGTCAAAGAGCTCAAACCTCCGGTTGAAGGTATTGCAAAACCTAGTTTGAAAAAACTTGACATAAAAGTTTTAGGCAGAAAAAGTAATGCTATTGAAGCTGCAAATATATTACCTTCTCCCCAAGAAGGTAATATAAGATTATTTAGAGCATCAAGTCCGACTGTAAAGTTTCAAGATATATTTAAAAAAGAGGGATTAAAAGAATTCTATCTAAAGGGTAAAAAAGGGGATTTTTACACTTCAGATATAGCATATGCAGATTATTTTCGAGATGCGTATGGCAAAGATGCAATAATAAAATGGATAGATGTTCCTAAAAAATTTGCTGAAAAGAGAATAGGAAAAACTGAGTATGAATATGTAATAGATCCAAAAGAAATTGAATTGATTAGTGAATCTACTCAAAAAAAAGCCCCTGAGCCAAAGAAACAAAAAGAAATGGCTGATTCAAAAAAAGGCACAACTCTTTACGGCGGCCTCCCAATAAAACAAATAGCAGAGATAGCCGAAAAGCCATTTTTAAAAGCTGGTGAATTATATCAAAAATCCGTCGGGCATTTCCTTTGGGATTACATGTTGAAAAAGAAAGGAACACAGATTCTTGAAAAGACACCAATCCTTAAAAAAGCAGGCAAACCAATACTCCGAGCGATTGATCGTGAATATCGGGGCGATTTACCTAAGTCTGGTGAGTTTATTAAAAGTATGGATGAACGTAGCCGAGTGCAGGCGATTGGCCGGGACTACGCCCTTGACCTGGGAAACCGTTTATCCGTTATTCCTGAGTCTCGTCAGCTTTTAATCGCTGAAAAAATCAAGGGCGGCAATCCAAAGATGTCAAAGGCTGAAACTGCACTTGCACAGGAAGCAATTGACACTCTTTATGATCTCGGCCGACAAGCTGTCGATGTGGGTTTGTTGTCTGAAAAAGTATTTTTTGAGAATGCCGGGCGTTATATGCCGAGACTTTACACAAAGCATGAATTTACATCCCTACTTGACCGCTGGAAAGTCGGCAAACCGGACAGAATGGACTTATCAAGATTTCAAAAACGCAAGGATATTCCGAAAGAAATCAGGAAAGAGATGGGTGAAATCTTAACGCCCGGGTATCCGGTAGCTAAAGGTATCATGCAAATGACGCATGATATTGCGCTTGCAAAACAATTTAAAGGCATTGCGTCAAATCCTGAATGGGCAATTGCAAAAACTCCGGTTTTAACGGCAGCCGGGAAACAAAAATATATTAAGACATCATATTTTGATTCTTTGACCGGCAAGAAAATTGAGCAGCTTAAACCAAAAATGGACTTTCAAAAAGACATACCAGCGGATTTTAAGCAATTGCCAAAAAATAAAAAACTCAGCGAATTGTCTGAGGCGTATGTACATCCTGAAATCTATAATGATTTAATGGAAATAATCAGAAAGCCGACTGCAGGCGAAAAAGTATGGCGTAAATCACTCGGGTATTGGAAGTTTGGCAAGGTGATTCTCTCCCCTAAAACACATATGCGAAATGTTTTCTCAAACGGATTGCTTGCGCATATGGGCGGGATGCCTTTGTATGAGCAACCTTTATACCTTGCAAGGGCGGCAGTAGAATTAAAAAAACAGGGTAAGACCTATCTTGCTTTAAAACGTGAAGGCTTATTGCAGTCTACGTTTACACAGGGTGAACTTAATACATTGTTGAGCGGAGTTGACTCCCAACTAAAAGGTTTAAAAGCCGGTGGATGGATGGAGGCCACGGGTATTGTCGGCAAAACAATTGAAAAAGCCAGGGCCGGGGGCCGAAGCGCAGCCAGATTATATGAACTTGAGGAACAATGGTTTAAAGTTGCAAAGGCAATTCATAATATGGAGCGCCGGGGCATGAGTGTTAAGGGCGCGGCGGCGGATGCTGAAAAATGGCTTTTTAATTATTCTAAATTATCAAAATTTCAAGAGTCATATAGGTCAAAATGGTACGGCGCTCCGTTTGCAACGTTCACATTTAAGGCTATTCCGAGAGTGATCGAGACGGGTTTAAAAACACCATGGCGGTTTGCATTGCCTATGTTCATGATTCATAAGTTGCAGCAAGCATCCATGGAATTAATAGGCGATACGCCGGAACAATTCAAAGCAAAACAAAAACTCCGGCCGGAATGGATGCAAGGCCAGTTTTTAGGCATGCCTAATTTTGCCCGTGTTCCCATCATAGATGACTTTGAGAGAGAGTATTTTTTAAACCTTACATACATGACACCATGGGGAGATATCGGCGAGGGTGGGGGGGTTGGGCCTATTCCGGGTGGGCTTATGCCTTTTTCCATGCCGGTATTAAAAGAGGGTGTGCAGCAAGCTTTTGATTACGATCTATTTTGGAAAGAACCAATCATTAAGGAAAAAGATATTGCCGGTCTTTCCGAATCAGAAAAAAACAGGATCATATTTAAAACACGCCTGAAACATTTTTATCATACAATCGTTCCAACAATCGGTATTGATATTGAGAAAGCCTACGCTGCGAGTAAAAAATTGCCTGATTATAAAGGCCGTAATCGTTTAGGATCGGTTGTGCTGGCTGATATTTTGGGCGGAATTAAAATGTATCCGGTTGATTATGTGGATCAGACAGTCAGATATATTTCAAAAAATAATCCGAATCAAAGCAAGCTTGCGAACGAAATTAAATGGGATATTAAAAAATTCACAAAACAGCGCAACACGTTTAAAGAGTCAGAGCCACAGTATGAATTTTATGATAAAAAAATATCTCGGAAAATAAAGCAATTGCAGGGACTCGGCAAAGATGTTGTCCAATTTACAAAAATTTCAAAAACCGCAAGAGGTGTCAAATGAGGAACTTTTTCAAATCGTTTTTGATGGCTGTATTTATTTTATTTTTAACGTTTAATATATCTCATGCGACGAATCGCCTTGAGATGCCGATTTTTCAAGGTTTCGATTTGGACGGAGCGCCGCTTTCCGGTGGTCTGTTGTATTCTTATGAACCTGGAACATCAACAGCAAAGGCAACATATACCGACATTGGAGGGGCAACGCCACATGCAAACCCGATTGTTTTAGATTCTCAAGGGTTTTCATCAAACGGGTCAGCGATATTGCCAGTTTATTTGATAGGGTCTTATAAACTGATATTAAAAAACTCTTCAGGTGTCACACAATGGACGATAGATAATATCCAGGGCATTGGGGGACCAGGTACATTTTACGGTAATCCATATTATGTTGATGCCTCAGAGGTAGATATAGGGGCAACTGGTAACGGTAGTTCTTTGAAAGATATTATTGACTCTGTTGGTGGTTCTAACTTTGCATATATTATTTTTAGAAATAGCGACCAAGATGACGAAACAACGTACACTTTAAGCACTTCGGAAGTAGTAACCGATAATTTTTACATAATTATGGAGGATGGTGCGGTAATATCAAGAGATTCCGGAAAAAGCATAACGATAAACGGGCAATTAGAAGCCAACCCGGTTAAAATATTCACTGGAACGGGGACTACGATTTTCGGAACAGGAATAAAATCCCAAAAAGAAATAGAATTAAACTGGTATCCAATAACTGTTGACGGGTCCACGGATACAGATGATGACATACAGGCTGCAATAACTTCATGCGGGGCAGGGTCCGCTCTTCTTGTAAGAAAACATACGTCAAATTATTTCCTTGATGGTGATCCTGCTTTAATCATGAAAGATCGGGTGGATTTAGAAGGTATAGGGTTGCCTATTTTTGAGTCTGAGGCCGACCCGCCACCTAGTCCAACTTCGAGAACTATTATTCATGTAACGAGTTCAAATGATTCGGCGACAAATTTAACCATCAAAGGTATTAAATTCATTTCGGATGTGGTTACAAAAAATTCACATGTAATTGGGATTGGGCTTCCCCACGACACAAGTAATATTACTGTAAAAGAATGTGAATTTGAATATTTATCCTATGGCGTTAAAATCGATAATGTTGGAGATATAAACACAAAAGTAATCGATTGCATCTTTAATGAAGTTGCAATGATTGAACCTGAGATGGAGCGGAGGCCGAGTACAGTTTACAATGTTGATGATGTAATAGTGTACCCCGATAAAGTTGATGGTACGTTTAGATCATACATATGCACAACAGGGGGTACCACATCCTCTAATAGGTATGAATATTCTTTATATGAAGCATCCGGGCCGACAACGGATGGCACAGCAGTATTTACAGAGGTTCAAACAGAATCGCTCCAAGGGTCGGCAGCTATATTTGTGAACGGTACAAATACGCTTATTACAGGATGCACCGGTACAGATATCGGAGGACTAAGGGTTGATCATTTTGTGTATAGTGGCCCAAACCAAAGAAATACAAAAGTTTCCGATTGTTACGTGCAATTTCTCGGCGGTTTTGGAGTTAGCTGTGCCTCTTCAAGTTTTCAACCCACCACTATAGTAAACCTGACCGTAAAAGACTGCCATGGTGCTGTGTCTGGGCCGGGGGCAATTGCAACAAATGTTTCAGTTGTTAGCCAGAATAACCCTAATGGATCATCGTTTTTTTTGGGTGAGGAGTCCGTTGTAACTGGTTGCCGCGTTGATGGATATGTCAACACCTGTTTTACAATTCCACCTGATTGTATAATTGCTAACAATCTCATTATTAGCAATTCTGGCGGCTATGGGATAGGGTTTGCGTCTAAAGGAAATGATTGTACCGGTGCACTTTTAGAAGGGAATGTATTTATAGGTACAGGCACAACAGGAACAACAAGAGCCGGTTTTTTTGGACAAATGGGAATCGGTGGAGCAATCCGGGGAAATTATTTTGAAGATGTAGTCACTGGAGGTGGAAACCCAGTTATTGAAATTGCTGGGAAAGAAGATGTCGTGATTGATGGAAATACTTTTTATTCTACTGATGGGGATGATTTTCATGATGTGCTTGTAGATATTTCAACCGGGGCAAGCGATCTGAAAATTATAAATAATAATGCGCATTACGTTACTAATACAGGCACCCTTGAATATGATCTATCAGCTATGTCCTCGGCGAATGCAAATAGCTCATACTTTAAAAACAATATTATTTATAATAACTCAACTCAAAACATTCCGTCTGTTGCAAGTGCGACAAGCATTATTGTTAATTCAAACAGTGGAGTTGTTAAAATTACCGGAACCACAAATATTCAGACAATTGACGGTACAAACAGAAAAAGAGGCGAGACACTGATATTATCTTTTGGTGGGTCGCTTGATTTGATAGCCGCCGGAAACATAGCCTTGCCGTCAATGCCATTATCTGTAACCGCAAATGATGTTGTACAACTTGTATTTATTGATAGTAATTGGAGACAAGTTTCAGAACTTCAAGCTCATTGATTAGGATTTGACAATGGTTGATGAATATCTCATAGGAAGAATGGAACAGGCCGTCATAGATTTAAAAGAAAATCAAAAAAATTCCGTAACAGGTATTCATGCGCGGCTTGATAGAATGGTTAAGAGATCCGATAAAATCGAAAAAATAATTCCGATAGTAGCAGAGAATAAAACAAAATTAAAAATTCATAGTTGGGCGCTCCGAACCATACTTTTAAGTATAATCGGAGCGCTCGGGACCGCATGGAGATATGTTGCTAAATAGGTTTTAAACCGGGCTTTTTCCTAACGCATTACGGTACGCCATAGCCTTTTTGATAGAAATCGGGCATTCGTTTCTTTCTTCCGGCTCAATTCCCGGAGGATTAAAGAAGCGGTTCCACTTTCCTACCAGCTTCGTGATACACTCGTAATCAGCTCGTTTTAAAAATTCCTCGGCGTAGTGTATTACGAAGCCCATAAAATTCTCTTTGTCCCGGAGGTGGTTCCAGGTTTTGACATCGCAGGGGTCTTTACCATCCGACATCAAGACAGGCTTGTTTGTCTTTCGGGCCGGTGTATCATCATTTTGCATATCGGTAGCGGCACTATTAAAATCCTCTGCATCCTGCTGCGCCAAAGCTCTGCCGTTACCTTCCTTAGCTCTTTTATCAGCAGTGTATCCTTTATAGAATTGCTGAAAATTAGCACAAGCGTCTCTTAAAATTTCCAGGCGTTTGATTTCGTTACCCTTCGATAGCGTACCGATGAATTTTTGAAACGCCATCCATTCATCTTCATTTTCAAAACTATTGTCCTGGCAGACCTGATCAAAATGCAACTCTGCTTGCGCCAGATCAGTTTTTAATTTGTTGATATCCTGCGGCGGTTCTGTTTCTGGTTTTTCTGAGCGCTCCTCCTCGGGTAGACCTTCATTTTTAAGCGCTTCTACTTCCTGGAGTTCATCGTTTGAGAGTTCGCCGTTGTTGATGACTGTATTGGTTTCAGGGTCGTATACCTTGCGGTTTCCGGTCGGGACATCCTGGGCGTCAAGTTTTTTACCTGCATTTGATAAATCATTCAAAACATCTTCATCACTAAGATATGGGTTTTCTTTTTGTGTGTCTTTATCAATGGCGTCGCCCAATTCGTCAGCCGTATTTTCTTCCGGATCTTTCTCGGGCTCAGGCTTGATGCTTTTGACATTATAAATCTCAGTGCCAACATTCTGAGAATCAACGGCGTTTTTTTCGTCCGGAATATTATGATCAACGTAGGGATGTGCTAACCGTTCTTGTAGCGAATCAACGTCGATATCTTCCGGGGTCCGGATGCCTTTCAGCACGTCCGGGAAAGCGTCGCGGCAAGCCCAGGATCGCGCCCGCATGGGACACATGCGCTGCGGATAATTTTTGTATGTGTCTCGTGTATGAAGATGCGCTCTTTCAGCGTCGCGCATTGAAAACGTCCGAGTAACCGGCTTTCTTTTTTTTCTTTCTACCGTACATGTAGCAATCAGCTCCATACCTTCGCCCGTAACTTCCTCGGTAATGTTAACAAAATCACGAGAACTCATAACAACCGCCAAAAATGCGTCACCCCATAGGGTAGGCCTTCCATTGATGGGAGCTATGTTTTGAACAGATTGCATGGGAGAAAGGCCCAACTCCATGCCGAACTGGATGCAAACGAACACGTCTTGTATAGTTTTGATCCCTTTTGGTAAAAAACTGGAATTTGCCATAGACTGCGCGACGCGCCACATCCCGTCAAGGTCAGACGGCATTAATCCCTTACCCTCGACGAATGGAACTGTCTTTGCGATTACATCGTCAAGTAAGGGTTTTTTTTCCTGCGTCTGTGGTGTTGTCTGTTCTGCGCTCTGTGTTTGGTTTAATAGTGTGTTCATAGTGATTTTCTCCTTTTTAAATTAGTAATTACGATTTAGTTGCCCACTTAGGAAAAGTAAGCATTTGAGTTTCGCCAGGGTATCCCGGCCACTCATTTTTTTCCAGACAATTTTGATAATGCATTATAACAGGTAATAGCTCGGTTGAGGCAAGCTGTAATAAATCATGAGGCATTTTATAAACTGCCAGGTCAAAAGGCGGCTCTTTTTCGATGCAAACGAAACGGTAATCCGCATGATAGAAATCCGTGATCGTGTTCAGGCCGTTCAGGGTGAGGAAAGCGGACCAGTGATATTTTAAATTATAGGCCTGCTTTCCAAACCCGACCGGATCAGCAGTAAGACATGATTTTAAATCCGTGACAATCGCACCACCCGGCAAATGATCAGGACGGCACTTAACCGGCAATCCGGAATCAGACATTTCCCAAAATACGGAAACCTCTGAATAGCCACCGGTCAAAAGTTCTTTGGCTTCTATGTGCGCAGGATTATCAAAAACATTCTCGACTGATCTGGTAATGGCATCCTGTACGTCCTGCTTAATAATCAGCTTATCGCCTTGGGCCGCTTCCCACTCTTTGTATTTATTCCCGGCCTTTGATCCTGACTTGCTCAGAACGTTGACCGGTGGAACCACGACAAAATCATTGTACTTGTCAGGCTCTAAAATGGCGCAATGTAGCGCGGTTCCGTAATCATAGACCTTTTTCGGTTTGCCTTTGATTTGCCGAGCAATCATGCATTTCAAAGGCGTTCCCGCTCCCGCTCCAAAATCTTTAAACGTGGAAGTGGATGCATGCTCATGCTCGGCGTGATATTCATCGATTGATAGATTGTTGTAAATTCCTGGTTCGATCATAATACTCCCGGTATGGTCATCTGAAGGTCATCGGATCGCATAGGCTTGGTACGGACGACTTCACCAGTATCGCAGCGCATGTGATAGATACGCTTCTTTTTAAAATCTTCCTCGACCATGCAATCAACTTTGCGCATTGTGTAGCCCTGTCTTAGCTCCTGGGCAGAGATACTTATTTCGTTATTCATAATGTCGATGCGTCCGCCGAAATCTTTGGTGAGAGCTTTTTTTTCATCTTCCAGGGCGCTTGCCTCCCCGATCTTCTCGGCCATTTCAGCGGAGATATCTTTCTTTTCAGCCTCGCTGAATTTATACTTGACATACTCCTGAACGATTTTTGGTTGTTGAACTTGTTTTGCCATTTTTATAATCTCCCTTTAAAATATTGATTTAATTTACTATTTGATTATCTGATTAAAATTTTACCATTTAAAAAAGGGCTTGTCAAGAACTAATTTCAAATTAATAAAAAAAAGTGTTGACAGGCGTATTTTATTAATTTATACTGAGATTAAATTTGAATGGAGGGTTTTATAAATGATCGAAATTAAAACAAGATGGCGTTTAAAAAAACGTATTTGTGATTTATTCGGCAATCAGAGAAAATATTCTGATCAAGCCGGGTTAAGCCGGACCACTGTATCTGGGTTTGTCAGTGGGAGGGTGTTACCAGATCCCACACAATTGGCAATTTTAAAAACAACCCTGGGGCAGGATATCGAAGATTTTTTCAAATAATTTTTATCGGAGATCCTAAATGCCAAGAGCAAGAATGATTAAACCTGATTTTTGGGATGATGAAAAACTTTCAACTATTTCTCGGGATGCCAGATTATTTTATATCGGTATGTGGAATTTTTCAGATGATTATGGAGTTATTAAGGGGAATATCAGTTGGCTTAAAAATAAAATTTTTCCTTACAACAACACAAAAGACGAATATATAAAAAAATGGCTGATGGAATTACGTGATTTAAAGCGTATTTTGTTTTTTAAACACTTAGACGAATCTTTTTACTTTATGCCTTTTTTCATTAAACATCAAACCATTAGCCACCCATCCAGCACCAGAAATCCCGAGCCACCGGACACATTTCCGGAGGACTCTGGAGATAATCTGGAGGACTCCGAAAATCCTCCGTCCGAATATAAGATAAGTGAAGTTGATATAAGTAAAGATAAGTTAAGGCCATTCCGGAGGACTCTGGAGGATTACCTGAATGACGTAATAAATAATCAAAACGACCTATTTTTTTTAAAACCACACCTTGAAAAAATCAAAGAATTTTTTGCTTATAGAATGCAATTACCTAAAAAGTCACAATACAAAACTCAAAAAGGTATTGATGGTCTTATGCGTGATTTAGTCGGATGTTATGATGCTGGATACGATATATGCGATTGTCTTGACATTACCATGGAAAAAGAATGGTTGACTCCGAGCCCATCTTATTTTGAAAATATTAAATTACAAAAAAAATTACCTTCTTCACAATCTGCAAAATTACCAGAGATAGTTTTATTAAAAATGGGTGTTGATGTTTTACGCAAATTTCCAAAGAGTTTTGACAAATGGTGTATTAAAAATAAAATGACGGACAAAAATATTAAAGAGATTAGGGATGTATGTGATGAAAATTAATACGATAATTTTAATACTTATATTTGTATGTTTGTTCGCTATTGGCAGTACTTTAAAAACGATAGTTTACAAGATTGACGAAATTAAAATGAATTTACAATTCAACAATTGGATTACATCACCAAACGGCGGAACAATTACGTTTAAAACAAATACCTATAAATTTAAAGATACTCTCTTAATTCCTAAAAATTTTAATGTAATAGGAGAAAACGGAAATGAGTGAATATGAAAAGGGTTTTATGACTGGCTTATTTATTGGAGTTATTGTTATGCTTCTCGTTTTTTTAAACCCTTTGCTGTGTAAGGCCGAACCGTGGACTCCTGAAGAAATCTCATACCAGATAGCCGACGAGCTTTTATTTTTCCTTGACCGTTGCCAGACTCAGGAAGCCCGGTTGCATGATGACCTGAAGGAAGGGAATTTGATTTTAGGTTCTAACCCAGGACTGCAGGAAATTGATTTATATTTTGCTGCGGTGGGAATCGTTCACCCGCTGATCACGGCCTGGCTTGACCGCAAGGGCCATATTTTAGGCTGGAAGTGTAACCCTCGACTTGTATGGTTGAAAGGCACGGCAATATTTCAAAGTGTTGTCGTTATAAGTAACGGGTTTAAGCTGGAATGGAGGTTTAGATTTTAAAATGGGTAAATGTTATTTTTGTGGGTATTGTAAAAAATGCCAGGTTTTACCGCAAGGATTCATATGTGATGACTGCTTGTATGAGCTTCTCGGATATTTTTATAGTTACGATTTAAGGTGTGAGACATGAAACCAATTCCCCCTAAAAACCGAATGAATCAGCTTGAATCAACCCACGCGATGAAGCTGAATATATTAATCCATGAGGGCGCTATCCAAGATTGGAAATACGAAGAGGTCAAATTTCGCTTGGCTGATAAAACGTGGTATACACCTGATTTTTTTATAACTTGTGATGATCATTTTGAAATTCATGAAATCAAGGGCCCCAAGATTTGGGATGATGCTCTTGTAAAATTTAAGGCATGTGCAGAAAAGTATCCATATTTTACTTGGAAGATGTTGCAATTCACAAAAACGGACGGATGGCGGCAGATACATTGACCAGGAATATAGTTTAAAATAGCTGACAGAACGAACAAGGGGCCAAACTCATTTTTTTTATACAACCCTACGTAAAAAGAAGGAGGTGTTTAAATGATCGCTCTCATACCCGCTCGTTCAGGTTCAAAAGGTATTCCACATAAAAACATTAAAGAGCTAAACGGAAAGCCGCTTTTGGTTTACAGTATTAAAGCGGCGCTTGAATGTGATGTAATAACAGATGTGTATGTTTCGACGGATTCCCGAGTTTATGCTGAAATTTCATTAAAAGCCGGGGCTCAGGTTATACATAGACCGCCTGAATTATGCACTGATACGTCAAACGATTTTGATTATGTAAAACATTTTATTCGTGAGATGATTGATAATAACTTTGATGAAATATTTAATCACATAGCGATCCTGCGTCCGACAACGCCGCTCCGTGATTCCCGAATTATCGAAACCGCCATATATTATTTTTATAATAACGATTGCACATCAATGCGCTCTTCCCATGAGATGAGCGAGACGGCGTTTAAATGTTTTACCAAAAAAGGTGATTATTTTCGTGATTTGGGTGGCGGGGAGGTCGAAAGGTGCGGCCATCCAAGGCAAATGTTTGAACCGACATACCAACCGAACGGATATATTGATATTGTCAAGGTCAAGTATGTTCTGAAAAACCATCAATTATGGGGTGACAAATGCCTTGCTTACATCACGCCTATGGTTACGGAAGTCGATTGCCAGGATGATTGGGATTATTTGGAATATCAGATTATGAAAAATAAAATCTAACTGAATATCACACAGTATTACACGATATCAAGAAAAAAAACTATATAACTCCTTATTATTTTTACTTAGAGGCTTCGATGAAATGTAAATGTGAAGAATATAGAAAAATGCTTTACGCAGTAGTTGACGAACTTGATTTGGCAGATTCAGCTTTGGTTGGACATGGCCCAGCGGGGACATCCCCTGCCGAGCTTGTCAGGTTGGTTCTTACTGAAAAAGACAGAAAAATACAGCTTTTAAAAAATAGTTTTACAGAAATTAACACGCAGAAATAGATCGAACCGAAAGAGGAAATAAATGAGTTTATCCTGTACAAGATGTGAAAATTCTGGATTTCTAAACATCAATCAGATTAAAGATGAAATCCTTTATACACTTGATTCAGAAGAAGCAGTCCTTGAATGGATCAATAGAAATGATAATCACAACGTTCAGATCTGTGATTGTTGCGGTGATGGCGAAAATTGGTATGGAATACCTGGAGAACATTATAACAACGAAGACCCAAGGGGACCGGATGGCCCATATGCATATAACGGAGGCCTTTGCGAATGTCACTAAAACGGGTCACGCACCCGTTAATAAGGGCATTCCTCGGTCAGCGCTTCGCTTGCCGCAGATGCCCGCATTAGCCAATAGGAGAAATAAAATGCAATGGGACGCAGCTTTAGATGGTCATCAAATTGTAGATTTTTTTGGAACTAATGAGGCGAAAGCTTTTATTGATTTTACTTCCGGCATATTTACAGCATCGGTTGGGCATCAAAACAAACATGTATTAAAAAGTATTATGCGGCAATGTGTGAACGGTATTTTAAATAACCATGGATATAAATCTCAGATCCATGACGACTACATAAAAAAGCTCTGCGCCTTCACGGGCTACGAAGATGCCCGGCTGTTCTCGGCGGGGTGTGAGGCTGTTGAGGCGGCAATTAGAATAATACATAAACATGGTTCTGTATTTGGCTATCCTGGGGCTATGCATGGAAAGACACTTGGTGCAAGATTAATTATGAGAGATGGTTACATTCTTGCGCCTAATATTATGTCAAATGATGCATTAGGAGGATATTTATTTGAAACATATCAAGGCTGGGATTGTAAATTTATCAATAAAGAATGGCTTAAAATCTCGGTTGATGAATTAAATAATAATAAAGTAATTGTATGTTTCGACGAAATCCAAGCCGGTTTTGGACGCACCGGCAAGCTGTTCGGATTCGAGCACTACGATTTACCATTTAAGCCGGACCTGGTTTGTATCGGCAAAGGCATGGGCAACGGCTTCCCACTGTCTGGCCTGCTCGGATCTAAGGAGTTATTGAACACGATTGATGATTTACACTCTACCTATTCCGGCAATCCTCTGGCCTGTGCTGCTGGAATTGCTGTTATTGAGGAGTTTGAGCGGCTTGATTTGATTAATGAAAGCGCAAGGAAAGGCCACATATTATTTGATGAATTACACATTGAATTAGGTAGTATTCCAAATGTAATTAACTGGAATGGTGGCCTTGTAGCGGCAATCCTGACAGACACAAAAGAGCAGGCCGATGAAATCTGCCAGAAGTGCGAGGAGAAAGGTTTGCTCGTAGTTAACACCGGTAAGGCGTCGGTTAAGATAGGCCCGCCGCTGACGATACCAGATGACGCGCTCATTGAAGGGTGTCGGATTATAAGGGAGGTGATAAATGCCGTTGTCTTATTGGGTTAAAAACTATGAAAAAAGACATGGTAAAACTGAAATAATTGACATTATTTTCAATGGCGAAAAACTGCTGTTAATAGGTAATATTAAAAATGGATGTGTATTGTGTAACGGAGTACAGATAGGCACTATTGATGATATACAGATTTTAAAAAAGGAAACAAAAAATGTTTAAAGAAATAAGACACATCGGAATAGTAGTTCCGGACCTGGAGAAAGCAAAGAATTTTTATAATGATATTTTGGGATTTAAGCGCATTGAGGATAAAATTTTATCTGGTATTTGGTTCTCAACAATGGTCGGTATTCCCGGCGCAAGCGCCCATATTGTAAAAATGGAAAAAGGTTTTCATGTTGTCGAGTTGCTGCAATACGCTAACGACCCTGGGCCGGATCATATAGCAATCACGGTGCAGGACATCGAGGAGCGAATAGAGCAACTTACAAGGTGGCACGGTTTTAAATTTTTAGCAAAACGCCCGGTAATCACGCCGGATGGTTTTAAGGTTATATATGGCTATCATCCGGACACAAACCAATATTTTGAATTAGTGGAGGAATTATGAAACTAATAACGACAGAATGGTTAGAAGGGATTAACGCATGTTCAAACGGGGTTGCATCTTTTAAGGAGTTGTATGGAGATAAGGGATGTGAGGAAATAGCGGTGATTGAGAATTTAATTGAGATGCCTCGTCTTGATTGGGCAAACTGGCTAATTGTGCGCCGGATGAAGAAAGAGCAGTATGTTAAATATGCTATTTTTGCAGCCGAGCAAGTTATTGATATTTATGAGAGTAAATATCCAGACGATAAAAGACCAAGAGAAGCTATTGAGGCAGCAAAAGAGTGTTTGAAAGATCCGATCACCTATGCCGCCGCCTATGCCGCCAATGCCGCCAATGCCGCCTATGCCGCCGCCGATGCCGATGCCGCCTATGCCGCCGATGCCGCCTATGCCGCCGCCGATGCCGCCAATGCCGCCTATGCCGCCGATGCCGCCTATGCCGCCGATGCCGCCTATGCCGCCGCCTATGCCGCCAATGCCGCCTATGCCGCCGATGCCGCCTATGCCGCCTATGCCGCCAATGCCGCCTATGCCGCCGCCTATGCCGCCGATGCCGCCTATGCCGCCTATGCCGCCTATGCCGCCGCCAAAAAAGAGATGCAAATTAAAATTCTAAATTATGGGATTGAATTATTGAAATAAGGCAAGGATTATGATTAAAGATTTTTTTTGTTTCATTGGTTTGATTTTTGGAATATCAAATAGTGTAATAGGTCTTTCAATTTTAATTATATTTATAGGAGAAAAACTATGTATATTATTGCAGAGCTAGGTATCAATCATAATGGTAGTATGGAAACGGCAAAACAGTTAATCGACATGGCCGCCGAATGTGGGGCGGACTGTGTGAAGTTTCAAAAGCGTGATATTGATACAGTATATACACAAGAGTTTCTTGACAGTCCGAGAGAGAGCCCCTGGGGGAATACGCAACGGGCGCAGAAAGAGGCGCTTGAATTTTGTATTGATGATCATGCCGAGCTGAAAAGATATACTGAATCCCAGGAACTTGATTATCTTTGCTCTGCCTGGGATCTTATCTCGCTGGGTGAGCTGGAAGCAATACATGTTGCCGCTCACAAAATAGCCTCCCCCATGCTTACAAACACTGAATTTGTCAATGCAGTTCGTGAAACTGGAAAGCCGGTTTTTATCAGTACCGGTATGACGCCACTTATTCAGATGAGTAATATTGTTTTTCAATTTCCGATCGATAAAACCACGGTATTGCATTGTACATCGATCTACCCATGCCCGGATGACAAAGCAGTGGTTTCTCAGGTGAGATATTTTAAAAATCTATTTTTTAATTGTCGTATCGGTTTTTCAAGCCACTGTGTCGGCATCCTTGCGCCGGTCCTGGCGGCTGCTATGGGTGCCGAGGTTATCGAGGTACATATTACCCTTGACCGGTCAATGTACGGCAGTGATCAGTCGGCAAGCATCGAGCGCCGAGGGCTGGAATTGCTGGTTAAGGATTGCCGCGCCGTTCAAACTGTTTTAGGTAATAGTGACAAAGTTGTTTATAATGAGGAAAAAATCAACGCTAAAAAGTTGAGGTATTGGGAATGACATTAAGACAAAAGCAAAGCAGATTTGTCCACATGGTTGCATTGCTAATATTACATGCTGAACAGCTTGGATATGAGGTCACGCTTGGTGATGCATGGTCAAGTTCGTGGTATAGATGGGCATGGGATGCACTAAAAAGATGGTCAGGAAATAAATTATTTTTCAAGCGGCTTAAATATTTACAAAATAGATTGCACACAAAAGGCAGTTACCATTTTAAACGGCTTGCTATTGATTTAAATCTTTTTAGGAACGGTAAGTATTTGCGCTCAACCAAAGCCCACAAGCCGCTCGGTGAATATTGGGAATCAATCGGCGGTTCATGGGGTGGGCGCTGGGGCGATGGCAATCATTACTCATATGATGAATCAAAAGGAGGTAAAAAATGAAAGTGCTTCTTATAGTATACGACAACGGCTCACACATACCAACGTTCCCGCTCGGGATTATGTACTTGACGGCGCAGCTTAAAAAGGACGGCCACGAGGTCGAGCGGATTCATCAAGACATCCACCATATTACTGAAAAAAATATTACAGGGTGGCTTGACAATAATAATTATGACGCCGTGGGTGTAGGCATGTGCGCCGGTTATTATCAGTATCAGAAATTACTATCCATATCCGCAGCGGTAAACAGGTCAATCAACCGTGATAATTTTATGTATTTTATCGGCGGGCATGGTCCGAGCGCAGCGCCTTCATATTTTAAAGGCGTGACCGGTTGTGATACTGTTTTTGTGGGAGAAGTTGAGGGGGTTATATCAGAGACAATACAAACACAAAGTAATAGCTGGTGTCCTATTCAGTGTGGTATGGTTTTACCTGATATAAATTTAATCCCTTGGCCGCACTACAAAGACGAATTAATGTATTTATATCGGCTGATTCGTTTCCCGAATAGCACGAATACAGATTTTTGCATGTCTATCCTGTCCGGGCGCGGCTGTCCGTATGAGTGCGCTTTCTGCTATCGGATGCATAAAGGGTATAGAGCCCGCGCCGTGGAATGTATCATGGAGGAAATGGAATATCTCAATTCCCAATGGCAGATAAACCATTTCCAGTTTG